GTACACCTAATAAATGAGCTACACATGATTCTTCTAAGCTAAGGGTGGGATTTCGTTTTATCCAATTAATCGATGTAAGTAGTTTGGGTAGGTTGCCCGCGGCTACGACGAAATCACCAAGACCATAGACATAACGCCACTCAAGATGATGACTAAGGAAATTAACCTGCATACATGAGCGCGCTAACCAATTGTCTGCTTCTATAACTGTATTGAATGATCGAAGAAAGTCGCACATATCTTTAAAGTTGCCTTTGAGCATTTTAACGACCAAATCATCCCCATTGATCAGGGACTCAAATACGTCGTCTGGGCTATCATCAGGATAGAGAGCATAACTCGCAACAACAAGGCTTAACCAAGTCATAAACGAATTATCAGTGGAAGTACACTCCCATCCTGATTTATTCCCATATACTCTATACAACCCACCTAATCCTGCGGCTAAACCACAGTAAACGGTGTTATAAAGATGATTCAATGCAGGCCAATATCTCATGGGTAAGAAATGCGCTCTAATATCACGAACGGCACGAGCCAGTCGGAGATTATAACGCAAATCACAACCACTTAAGTCACCATCATTACATTCACCCAAAGAAGTTAAAGCTCTCACGAATTGCGGTCCTGGCATCTGAATGCCAAGAGTTATAGGATGTTGTCCTATGCGCTCCATGAGTTCTTCATTCTGTGTGTTAAGTAACATTTTTGAGGCAACTAAATGATGCATATCGGATGCAAAGAATATACGAGTCTTATGAGCTTGAACTTTTTCCCTAGGTCTTAACTCGCTCTTTTCAGTGAGTGTAAAGTAACACGGAACGTCTTCACCAGACAAAATTGCGTGTACCTTTTGAGACACACCTTCCTTAGCAGCTGCATCTTCGATAACGGCGCCTTTAGTGGGATAACGATAAAAGTAAGGATAACCAGGACTTTTCTCCTCATTAAGCAGAGAAAATGCATCTTCCTCAGAGAGAACGTAGTCCTCAGGGTTCTTGAGCCAAACCGTGCGTAAACGCGCGATTATGTACTCTTGAGCTCTGAGCACCAAGTCCTCAGGGAAGGGTTTGTAAGGTTCCTTAGCCTTCTCGAGTCCCACACAGGCCGCTTTCACGGAGAGTGCAGTAGGTAAGTAAGGTTCATCAGGGGAAACAGGTTCAGCCCAAGGAGATCGGATTAAGTTCGACTTTCCGAGGGGACGCCACGGGATAGTGGACTCCTGCTTGACACCAAGATCAGGAGCACTAACACCCCGCTCTGGAAACTCCCAGGCCGGGAGCTCCAAAGCGGGGGTTGTTAGTTTTTTGAAGTGTCGAAGGAAGCAATCAACAGATCGTTGACTGCCATACCAATGTTGTTCTTACCGGGATCACCTGCAGAGTAGTGAACGGCCACAATTTTACCATTGGAGTTGATGTAAGGAGCACCGCACCAACCAGGAACGGTAGATGCAGTAACTTTAACCTCATGATCACCATTAGTCAAAACTACAGGTTTCAAGAGTGATCCTTGTGATTCTCCCAAACTACAAACGACTAATACCTTCTGAGCCTCCTCGGGATGAGCGAAGTGAGCTTTGCGAAGGGCAGGCATGCCGTCGAGTCTTTTGAGAAATACCATATCGGAATGGCCAGTCTTACGATTCAACTTTTCAGGTACAGGAAATTTCTTACCTCCAAACTCAAGATGAGTTGGTTTGAGGGCAAGAGCGTGGACGTTAACAATAATTCCTGCGTGTGTACCAATGCAATGTGAGATAACCGAACCAGTCGAATCTAGTATAGTGCCGCAACACTGACGAACAACGTCGGTTTTGTAGCTAGGACTACTAGACACAAGAGACTCGTTAGTACACGTCTTTTTATGCGCTTTACACGCTTTCAAGGACGGAAACTCAACATTGCACTTAGAACATTTGGTAGGTTTAGGAATGGTTATATTACCTGTAGGGGCCACAGCGGGAGCTTCAGTCCTAGGATCGTAATCAGGAGCAGAATAATCGAGGTCATCTTCAATGACCACGGTTTCCTCGTACAAATTGCCATAGGCATCTGCACGAACCAAAATATACTCACCAGGAAGAAGAGCACCACTGCGAACAGTAATGGGGACACCATCCTTATACATTTCAATAATGTCGTTCTCGTCATAAATAACATACTTCTTAGCACGCCTCATGGCTCCTGTCTTTCGTGCACCACGACCACGTTTTGTTTTTCCTTTACCTTCAAACGCAGTGGTGTGACAATACACATATAAGCAGACTCCAAAAATGACGGCTATGTGAAGCGTAATTATCTGAACTCTATGCTTAAGAACAAACTCCTTCAATTTAGACAAAAGTTTTTTGCTCTTAGCCATAAAAGTAAGAGTAGCAACAACATCATCATCCTTCATACTCTCAGGGATCGCAAATTCAGCGGGGTTAGCAGCGTCATAGAACTCATCAGAAGATTCCGATTCTGTTTCTTCAGATTCTTCCGATTCAGATGACACGGGTCGTGACCTATGAAGACCATAAGCACGTCCACCTTTCTCACTGTCCGTTGAATCATCATCAATAACTCGCCAGCCATTTCTTCGCTTAACTTCCTTCTTATCTTGTTGCTTAAACAAAGACGCAAAGAGACCAATAAGCTCAAGAATGAGACTGGGGCGATAAAGATGTTTAGGGGCAATGCGACCACCAAGATCCCACAATCCAGCAACAAGAACTCCAATACGCATGCCGTTCTTAACCAAATTGAGCATGGTGACACTAAAGACACCATCTGCCTCAAGACGAGCCGTTTCTTCTTTAACTTCAGGTGTCCACTTTCTTCTCTTCAAATAAAAGTAGACCGCTGTAGCAACAGAAATAAACAATGCCCAATCAAACATTTTTGTAATGAAAAATGAATTAAAAAACGCACGAAGTCGAACCCAGCGCTGTGGTATCTTTGCAGCTACTACCACATGAGCATACTGTCCAATTCGAAGAGCCTTTCTAAACCTTCGCCACCAAAAATGAACAAGACAATCAACTTGAAACGCAACACCAATTGCGT